TGAATATTCAGGCCAGCAACCTTAATGTTAACGCCACGACCAATATGACCGGCCAAGTTACCCAGACAGGCGGCATGAGCATTGGCGGCATAACATTCGGAACCCACAAGCACTCCGATCCGCAAGGAGGGACGACTGGTGGTCCAACAAATTAATTTCACTTTCCATAATGTGTGAAACAAGGCATAATTTCGAGTCATGAGATACCGCAAATTAGACATCAACGGCGACATGAACTTCGGCAACCAACAAGCCGATTTCTACCGCGACAACCCAGAGGCAGTTGCTCAAGCTGTCTGGACTCGCCTTCGTCTGTGGGTCGGTGAGTGGTTTATCGACACGACCGAAGGCACGCCATATCAGCAAGCAGCTCTCGGGACGAACAAGAAATCAACGATTGGGCCAGCCATCCGCGAGAGAATCCTAGGTACGCAGAATGTTACAAGCATTGAGTCCTTCGATCTCGTGATCGATGCGGACAACCGCAAGGCTACAATTTCTGCCGTCATCAACACAGCGTTTGGCTCGACGCAATTGCAAGGAGTCATCTGATGGCAATATCTGACTTGATTTATGTCGACCAGTCTGGATTTCACTACCCAGACTACCCAACTGTGTTGACGTATCTCAAAGGTGAATACAGAACGATCTACGGCGCAGACACATATCTCGAAGCAGACTCCCAAGACGGCCAGTGGGTTGCGATCCTAGCGTTGGCGATGTTCGACTCGATGCAAGTTGCTGCCGAGGTCTACAATTCGTTCTCGCCTCTGACTGCGCAGCGCGACGCTCTGTCTCGAAACGTAAAAATCAACGGCATCGCACGCCTCGTGGCGAGCTATTCCACAGCCGACCTGACAATTGTTGGTCAAGCCGGTACGGTGATTCTGAACGGACAAGCAAAAGACACTCTGGACCAGAAATGGAATCTTCCTGCTTCTGTTACCATTCCTGTTGGCGGTTCGATCGTTGTCACGGCAACCGCAGAAAACATCGGCTCCGTCAGTGCGGCAGCTGGAACGATCAACAAGATTGCAACCCCAACCCTCGGATGGCAAACTGTCAACAATGTGGCGGCAGCAACTGTTGGCGATCCTGTTGAGACGGACGCTGAACTGCGTGTGCGCCAATCGCAATCGACCATGATTCCTTCGCTTTCCGTTATGGAAGGCATCGTTGGTGCAGTTGCTTCGCTTGCCGGTGTTAGTCGTTATCGCGGCTACGAAAACGACACGTCCGCTACGAACGCAGACGGCATCACAGCGCACACAATTGCGTTGGTCGTTGAGGGCGGCACGACGCAAGCTGTGGCAGAAGCCATCGCAGCCAAGAAAACACCTGGAACGAAAACCCAAGGCACGACGAGCTACATCACTTACGACCAATACGGCATCGCCAACACGATCAATTTCTATCGCCCAACGACTGCGACCATCAGCATTGAAGTGTCTATGACTGCGCTGACTGGTTATCTGTCCACGACTGGCGACTTGATCAAAGCGGCTCTGAAAGCGTACATCGATACGCTGTTGATTGGCGACGACGTTCTGATCACGAAATTGTACACACCTGCCAACTTGGACAATGCAGCTTTGACGAACACGTACAACGTGACGCAGATCCGCATCAAGAAAAATGCAGGTTCATTCGGAACGACCAACATCGCTTTGGCGTTCAATGAAATTGCGCAAACTGCGCTGACAGATATAACATTGGTGGTGGTATGACGACAACCGCTGAATACCTTGATTTGATAACGGACGAGCACAAGCAGCGTCCGAAGTTCGTGGCGACTGTCACGTCTTCGGTTGCGCCATTTGCCAAGCTCCAAGAAGTCATGAAAGGTTTCATCAGCGACTTCGACGTCGACAACGCGATTGGCGTGCAGCTTGACATCGTTGCTCTTTGGGTTGGCGTGACTCGCCGAGTTGCAATCCCGATCTCTGGATATTATTTCTCTTGGGACGACGTCGCTGCTGATGGCTGGGACAACGGCGTTTGGAAAGGCATTGGCGATCCGGACTCTGGTTTCGTTAATCTGCCTGACGACCTTTTCCGCTCGTTGATCAAAGCGAAAATTCAAGCCAACCATTGGCGCGGCGACATCGCTGGCGCATACGACATCATCAATGAGGCTCTGTCCGTAAATGATGTTGTCAAAATCGTCGACAACCAAAACATGACAATGACCGTGCGAGTAACATCGGGCGCACTACCGGCAGTTGAGCAAGCAATCGTGACGGCTGGCTATTTGCCGATCAAACCGGCTGGCGTGCAAGCAATTTACACGCTCGTCTGACAAAGGAGAAATGAATGGCAACCAGTGAAATTCTAGCGTTTGCTTCGACCGACACAGGTACGAACCTGCTTACGCAAGCCGAATACTCGGCAGACGCCCAGCGCACCACAGGCAATCAGCCTGGAATTGCGCGCAGCAAACTCGTCAACAAGGCGATGCGCCAATCCACCCTGATCTCGGCTGGTGTTGCAAAGTTCATCGCAGACTACCAAGGCAACAACGTAACCGACTCGCTGACGACTCAGCAAGTGGCAGACTACCTGCTTGCCGCGATCAAAGTTCAGATCCCGACCGGTGTTATCACGATGTGGTCTGGTGCGATCGGCAGTATCCCTGCTGGTTGGTTCTTGTGTAACGGTGCCAACGGCACGCCAGACTTGCGTGACCGCTTCGTCATTGGCGCAGGCAACGGATATGGAGTTGGAGTGACAGGCGGTAGCAAAGACGCGATCGCTGTTGCCCACACCCACGCATTCAGCGGAACGACAAGCGCAGACGGAACCCACACCCACGGTGTTACCGACCCAACTCACTCGCACAGCGGCGTGCTCCCTGCGTATCCTAAGTACACGGGCTACGGAGTTCGAACTGAAGAGGACACATTTGACGCATCTCCTCTGGTCGGAAGCACAGACCCTGCTTACACAGGAATCTCGATCAACGCAGTTGGCAACCACCAACACGGATATTCTGGCACGACAGCTTCCACTGGCGCCTCTGGCACCAACGCGAACTTGCCGCCTTACTATGCGCTCGCTTACATCATGAAGGGCTAATCATGGCTTGTGAAAATACAGCGGCTGCAATCTCTCCGGTAAAGCGAGGTGACACATTCACTCTTGTTTGCACGTACAAGCAGGACGGCATTCCGACGAACGTAGAGCAGTTCATGATTCGCGCTCAAGTTCGGGACTCAAGCGACGCACTGGTTCAGGCATTGCTTGTGACCAAAGCAGATCAGGTAACGAATCCTGGAGTGTTTACTCTTTCTGCCGGCATCATTGCTGGTTGGCCGATCGACCTGCTGCGCTGCGACATTCAATTCAGCGAGGAAGAAACTGTTCGCAGTACGCAGACATTCTTTATCCCTGTGGAGGAGGACGTGACTCATGACTGACCAAGTCGTCATTACATCTGGTCCGCTCTGCACGGTCGAAGTGCAGCCAACAGCGCAAGCTTCGATCGAAGTTGGAATGACAACGATCGGTCTGCGTGGACCGCAAGGCATTCAAGGTATTCAGGGCATTCCTGGACCAAACGAAATCGGCGGTTTTCCAGTCGCCGTGGCTGACGCAAAAGAGAACGACACTCTGCTGCTGAAGTCTTGGGCATGGCAAAACACACCGCAAGAAGCACTGACCGACGGCGGCAACTTTTAAGGAGAATGAAACATGAGTAATACGATTCGAATCAAACGTCGCGCGAGCGGTGGCGGTGCTGGGGCACCAAGCTCTCTTCAGAATGCCGAAATGGCGTTCAACGAACAGACCAACGTACTTTACTATGGCGTTGGAACTGGCGGTGCTGGTGGCTCTGCGACTACGATCCTCGCGATTGCTGGTCCTGGCGCTTACATGGATTTGTCCACCAATCAAACCATCGCTGGTGTTAAGACTTTCTCCAGCACGATCAGCGGTTCGATTGACGGCAATGCTGCTACGGCAACAAAGCTGGCAACTGCTCGCACGATTGCCTTCACTGGTGACGCAACTGCTTCTGGCTCCTTTGACGGCTCTGCCAACTACTCGCAAGCACTGACGCTCGCGACTGTGAACGCAAACGTCGGAACCTTCACGAAATTCACCGTGAATGCCAAGGGTTTGATCACTGCAGCTTCGCAAGCCTCTCGCTCTGACTTGTCCGCTCCGACTGCAGACATCAGCAACGGCGGTTTCAAGATCACCAACGTGGCAGAGCCTACGCTCTCTACCGACGCAGCCACCAAGAACTACGTTGACAGTGTTGCGCAAGGTCTGGACGTCAAAGCGTCTGTTGTTGCCGCGACCACCGCGAACATCACGCTGTCTGGTGCACAAACGATCGACGGCATCGCCGTTGTAGCCGGTGACCGAGTTCTCGTAAAGAACCAAACCACAGCCAGCGCCAACGGCATTTACGT